GATGGTTATGCAGGTGTGCCAGGTATTGGTATCAAAAGAGCAGCAGATCTCCTAGACAAACATGGAGATAGCTGGAAGACAGTCGTAGATGCTTTCATGGAGAAGGGTCTCGATGAGTCAGTTGCATTACAAAATGCACGATTAGCAAAGATCCTTCAAGTAGAAGATTATGATTTCACCAATCAAACCGTCAGACCTTGGACCCCCTCCAGTAGTGACGGAACTAAAGATGGAACAGCAGTTCAAGCTGCGCCAGATTGAAGACGCACTGCGTCACCCTGAGACACAGAAAGAAGACATCATCACTGTCTTCATGGCGCTGCAACATCAGTGCTTTGTCTTAAGTAATAACGTAATCAACCTAGTATCTAAATGGCCAACAGCAACTCCTGTGGACCAGAGTATTACCGACGAGGCTCTATTCAAGTTTGGGACTTCATCCGAGACCAAGACCTAAACTTCCATCTAGGTAACGCCATTAAATATATCTGCCGTGCTGGACACAAAGGTGTTAATGGCCGGAGCCTGCAAGACGCATACATCCAAGATCTTACCAAAGCAATCCACTATCTACAAAATGAGCTTGAAAGCCAAATCATTTCTCAGCGTCCAAGCAAAAGAATTCAGGAAAAGTTTCCAGGTCAGGAACAGTACGAGTCCAGCTTCACGGACTATGCAACGGAGTTTGATCGTTGAAGAGTTCAAGGAGTTCCTTGATTCTGAAAACCAACTCATCATGGGGCTACGTGTTAATGCAACTGATTGCCTTAAAGAACTAGCTGACCTTGTTTATGTCTGCTACCAATATGCAGAAAACCTTAGTTGGGATCTTGATGAAGCTCTCAACCGCGTCCACCAAAGCAACATGAGTAAGCTTGATGAGGGTGGGCAACCTATCCGCCGTGAAGACGGCAAGGTTCTAAAAGGACCAAACTATCAACCTCCTAACCTTACTGATCTCGTTTGATAATGTCTGCTACCACCAAAGAACTCATTGCCCGAACTGGTCGGGTGCAATCATGGATTGATGATCCAACCTCTCGGCTACCTGTGTCGTGTACTGTCTTCGTTGTTGAAGACACAATGGAAGGTCCAAATGGAATCGAAGCATCCTGGCGTTTTGTTTCCCACGCTCTCCGCTACGGAGCTGGCGTGGCTGTCCATCTATCCAAGCTCCGACCCAAAGGCGCTGAAAATGGCAAGGGACTTGTGGCTTCAGGCCCAGTATCCTTTGCAAAGATCTACTCCACCCTCAACGAAATCCTGAGACGTGGAGGAGTTTACAAGAATGGCGCTGTTGTATGTCATCTTGATCTTAGTCATCCAGATGTACTTGATTTTATTACTGCTAGCCGGGCTGAGCTTCCTTGGGTTAAGCGTTGTGTCAACATTAACCAGCGTTGGTGGGAACTCGCAGACCAAGAAGTAAAGACTGCCCTGCTTGAAGGTATCAAGCGTGGAGACATTTGGCTCAACAAAACAAAGGTAGATAAAAATGGCAAGAGGATCAGAGGCAACGTGTGTCTTGAAGTATACTTGCCCTCACGGGGAACCTGTTTACTCCAGCACGTTAACCTCGGCTCATGCGAGTTCGATGATATTCAGCGTGCATTTGTCAACGGAATGTCCGAGCTGTGCTCCCTTCATGGAAAAACTAACGTCGGAAGCAGCGGAGAATACCTCCCTTCAGAGACTGATCGGCAGGTCGGTCTTGGAATGCTTGGTCTAGCCAACCTCCTTCGACAGCAAGGAGTAACCTACAAGGAGTTTGGTGAGGCTCTTAAGTTGATTAACACCAATACTCCGCATGAAGCTACTGCTGCTTCAACTCTTGCTATGGAGCTGAAATTAGGTATTGAGCAAGCTGCACAGATTGCCCGATTCAACAACATGGATCGAGCATTTGCTATTGCTCCTACCGCCTCCTGTAGCTACCGTTACACTGATCTTGATGGGTACACCACCTGCCCTGAGATCGCACCTCCCATTGCCCGTCAAGTAGACCGTGATAGCGGTACATTTGGCGTCCAGAGCTTTGACTACGGTCCTGTAGAGATCGCGTCAGAAGTTGGCTGGGATGATTACAAAGCAGTGTGTGATGGTATTATCACCCTGCTCGATAAGACTGGACTGTTGCATGGTTATTCATTCAACAGCTGGTCAGATGTGGTTACCTATGATGAGCAATTCATCGAAGATTGGTTGGCAAGTCCACAGACTTCTCTTTACTATTCGCTTCAGGTAATGAGCGACGTTCAAGATAAGTCTGATGCCTATGCCGCATTGGATGAAGGTGACGTTGACGCATACCTGGAGTCTCTTCTAAATGATCCTGCTCCTGATTGTAATTGCGGCGAATGAACCCCTATCAAAAACTATTAAATCGTAAACGTAAGTGGTCCCCAGTACAGACCACAGCTGGTGTTGTAAAAGAGGGTGCGGAAGAAACTATCTTCCGTGCTCTTGCTATTCGGCACATGGAACTCCCCGTTGGGGATTTTATTAAAGATGCACTGAAAAATGAAGTTCCAAAACTATCACGCGACTTACTGTTGTCCAATATCCGGGACGAAGAAAACCACGACCTGGCTCTCGGCTACATCGCGAACGCTTACGGCGTTGACCAGAAAGCTGAATCCGAAGCACTACGCCTCCGGGAAGCTTGGGTCTCGCATCCTGATCACACGCTCCTCAAAGCACTTGTTGCCGAGCGTGCAATTTTCTTCGTATTACTCCCGTTCTTCCGCTTTAATGGTGACGCTGGAATGCGTACCGTGAGCGCTGATATTAGTCGTGATGAACAAGTCCATGTTGCAACGAATAGCTTGGTATGTACTGAGCTTGGTCTCAATTGGAGTCCTTCTCTCGATAAGCTCAGGAAGGCAACCATTAATTGGGTGCTTGAACCTCTAGGTATAAATACCTCCAATAAATATCTAGACAAAAAATTTTGGCTGGATTCTAGCGATAGCTTGATGTATCAGGGAAAAGCACCTGAGCTTTCTGACACACGTAGAGCACGAATGCCTGCCTTCTTTGAACATGCAAACCCCAATCTCCCTCAATATGCCTAGGTCCCCATCGAAGGAGGTTGATGCACGCTACAAAGATAACCTTAAACGAAGATATAATCTGGAAGTAAATGAGTACATTGAAATGTGCGAAGAGCAGGGTGGGTTGTGTGCTATCTGCCGCAAGTTCACTCCTCGCCTATGCGTAGACCACTCTCATGAAACAGGTGAGAACAGGGGTCTACTGTGCCATAAATGTAACGTAGGTCTTGGCCAGTTCAACGATAACATTCAACTTCTAGCAGATGCAATCTCCTATCTCTCTAAGTATGCTTGAGACCCACGGTCTCCAGCTAACTTCCATTCTTCAACAACTTGAAGAAAACTTCCCACCACTTAATCCCCACCCGGATGACTCACACTCATTAATTATGTACCGCTCTGGCCAACGTTCTGTGGTCGAGTGGATTCAACATCAACTCAACGAAGAGAACAATGGCTAACAGAAAAAGAGAACGAGCTCAAAACATGGCGAGCCGTGGTGCATCGGCTGCAAAGATTGAACGAAGGACAGGTGTAAGTAACCGAGCAGCTACTAGAATAGCAGCTAGGTATGCGCCAACTCCGACACCTACTTCTTCAGGCTCTACTGCTACCGCCACTACTCCAGAAATCAAAGGCGTCAAACAGGGTCTTAGGATTGCAGGAGCAGGAGGTATTAGTGCTGGTGAGCTGAGAAAATTCCGAGCAGACGCTGGTGTAAGTGATGAAAAACTCATCAAGAGCCTTGATAAAGTAAACACAGCTCTTAAGGAGAAGGGAAAGACTGGCATTAGTTTGAACGCTGGTGCTCTTAATAAAATTCTCAAAAGGGGAACTAAGCAACTCTCCAAAACACCTTTTGGTACCATGGATTTTGGTACTGGTAAACTTGGCCAAGATATTATGTCCCGAATGGGCGATCCTGGATCATCTGGTTACATGCGGCAAGGTCAACTCATTGGCGCCAGGGGTGCTACTGAACCTCGTTTCCTAGCCGGTGGTATGCAAATCCGCCCTGGTGGCCGCGAAAGAGTGATGGGTTTCGGCAAACAGTACGAACTTCCCGAAAGGTTCAAACCAAAAGATGAGGTTGATAGTAACGTTAATGGTGAC